ATGGCATCGCATACATGCGCGTGAGCAAGTCGGATGTGCTCATCAGGCGGCAACGGCATGAAGCTGCTCCATCAGGAAGTCGCGGTGCGCGGCGGTCTTGATGTAGTCGGCGGCCTTCTTGTCAGGCGGCAGGCTGAACCGCTCTTGAAAGGCCAGCACGATCTGCGCACGGCGTTCCTCGCTCACCTTGAGCACGGCCTGCACCAGCTCCTGCACCTCAGCGGCACTGAGCTTCTCGGGGTTTGGGGATGCCGGCTTCTTGGCAAGTGGCTTGCTAGCGCTAGCCGGTGCAGGCGCAGCCACGGCGGCCTCTTCGCGCATCGGGTTCTCCACCTCGACCCGCGCCCAAAGCTCGAATCCGAGTGAAAAACTAAAGGCGGCCGCAGTGCAGAGGCAGCGGCGGTGCGTGTCGGTCAGCGTCCGCGCCGTGATCCGATCAAAGGGGATCGGGTTGTTGCGGTTGTCCATGCACGCCTGCGGGAAGTCCGGCGTCACCTGATCGCCATTGGCGAAGTAGCCGACGACATAACCGGAGCCATCGGGGGCACGCCACACATGGCCGCCATCCGGGGCGGCGCTGAGGGTGAACTGCCAGCCGGGGGCGTGAACGTGCAGCAGGTGGGCGATCTTCGCCCAGTTCACATAGTCAGCGGCATAGGAGCCGCTGCCCTTGGTGGAGATGTCATCAGGAGAGATGACCCCACCAAGTTGCGGGAAGTCGGTCATGGATGCGGGGTTATCGGGTGCCGCGTCGCTGCAGCACCCTTGCATCCTAGGCTAGCCAACGCTAGGGGTCAAGTCCGTGTCCCATCGCCGCTAGTGCATCGGCAACCGGATCGGAGCCGTTGATCGTCATCGCCTCCCACTCGCTCGGCGTCCACTGATGCCAGCCGCTCAGCACGTTGCGCAGTAGATCGCGCTGGGCGTTGGTCAGGCCTTGGCAGTGCTGCTCCAGCTCCTTCCATGCCACCGCCGGGCTCAGCTGCTTTTCCTTGGCAATCGCTTCAAACCGCGCTTGGTGTTCAGCGCTCAATGCCTTCGCCGCCTCCTCCGATAACGGCTCTGGCTGCTGCAACCACTCCGGCGCTTCCAGCTCGCCAATGAAGTGAGAGAAGAACTCTGTGGCTCGCCACGGCGTGCCCTTGGCATCGGTGATCGGTTGCGAATCCTTGAGCCGATCCTTCAGGCGCCGGTCGCTCACGCCGCTGTAGTCGCCGTCCGCCACCCGCGCATTGGCCAGCGCCAGTTGGATGAAGGTGAGCGGCTGCGGCTGATCGGTCTTGGCGTTCTGCAGCTTGTTGAAGCTGGAATCGCGCACCGCTGGAAAGCCGGCCTGCTCGCCCCACTCATGCAAGGTGCTGTGAATCCAACCGTTGCGGTTGCACCACGCGGTGAGGGTGCGGCCAAAGCGCTGGCGAGCGGCTAGCGGCGGATGGCTGTAGCGGTCGTGATCCAAGGACTGAGCTTCGCTAGCGGCTAGCCTAACCCTAAGGATGGGCAGCCGCCTCACCGGCCCTTAGTCGCACCTGCTGCACCACTCCATCGCTCACTACCACCCGATCCACCCACTGCGACAGCAGCCGCCGCGTCTGCTCCGGTGTCTTGGTCATGTCCGCCCACACCTGCGGTTGATCCAGCGCCTTGACCGCATCCGACAGCGTGAACCGGCTGCCGCCATCGCTCACGCACTCCTGCAGCAGCGTGCTCAAGCGCTCTTCTTTCCTCTGGATCACCTCGGCCAGGTCCGCATCATCCAGCAGCCGCAGGTCACTGATCTGGCTCTGGAGCTGCTTGATCTCGGGGCTGAGCTGCTGCTTGAGCCGCAACTCATCCACCACACCGCCGTAGGCCAGCAGTTCCCGCTTCTCCCACAACCGCTGCAGCACCGCCTGCAGCACGGTCTCTTCCTTGATCCCCTTGTGCGGACGGATCGGGCACACCTCATGGGTGCAGCGCAGATAGATCGGGCCTGGCTGGCGCGGTTGGTGGTAGTGCATCAACCCGCCGCAATGGCCGCAAAACACCAAGCCGGTCAGCACCCGGCTGCGACGTTTGCGAATCGGGGTCGTGGAGCGCACCCGCAGCGACTGCATCACCTGTTGGATCTCCACCTGCTCCTCGTGGCTCACCAACCCTTCATGCGCGTGCGGGTGGATCTCCTCTACCTCGCCGGGTTTGTTCAGCAGGCGGCTCTTGTTGCCATCAGCGTCCAGCTTCCAGCGAAAGGTGCCGTACACCCGGCTGCCGGCAATCGCTGGATTCAGTAGCCAGCGCCGCAGGCCTTCCAGGCTGCGAAACGCTTTGCCGCATTCCTTGTATTGATAGTCGAAGGCATCGCGCAGGCTGCCGCTGGCTAGGAACTGCTCAACGATCTGCCGCGCCATCGGCGCCGTCTTCGGATCCAGCTCATAGTTCAGCTTCCCCTCGGTGTAGCGATAGCCAAACGGTGGTTTGCCCGCCTGGGGCTTGAGCTGCTTGCGCGCATACACCTGCCCGTGATGCACGCGCTCGCCGATCAGCTCCGATTCCATCTGCGCCATGCCCATCAGCAAGTTGGCGTAGAAGCGCCCCATCGCGGTGGAGAGATCAATGGACTGATCGAGGCAGATCAGGTTCGGCCAGCTGTCTTGGTTGAACAGGCGCAGCAGCTTGCCGCCATGCACCGTGGAGCGGCTCATGCGATCCATGCGCGTGCAAAGCACCGCGTTGAGCAGGCCCTGGCTGCAGCACTCCAGCAAGCGCTTCAGCTGCGGCCGGTCGTCGCGGGTGCCGGAGGCCACATCGACAAACTCCACCACCGGCTCCCCGAGCTTCTCGGCGTGGTCGCGCAAGCGGCTGAGCTGCTGCTCTAAGGCGTGGGCCTGGTCGTCGCTTTCGGTGCTGACGCGGGCGTAAATCGCCGTCGTCATGACTTGACTTCGCTCCAGGCTATTCTGTGGTTACAGGCTTAGCCGCGCCAAAGCGTCTTTGCCTTTGACCACAGCCGAAAAGCCGCATGACTACTGCGATCTCAGACCTGACCGCTCAGCCGATCACGCGCAGCACTCTGCAGGAGCTGCTCAGCAGCCATGGCCAGGCCCATGAAAACCTGGGGGCCGGCGTGCGTGAGGCCTGCGTGTGCCTGCAAGACGCCCGGAGCTACTACGACCTACCGGCGGTGCTGGAGGAGCCCTTGAGCCGCTTCCGCTGGCACCTCGATCAGGCCTTTCGGGCGCTGGAGGACGCCCGCGAGCTGATCTGAACAGCGCCAACACACGCAGAGCCTGCAGGCCCTAGGGGGAAAACCCTTAGGGCTTTTTCGCGTGGGGACGCGCAGCAGATCTGCATCTCGGCAGTTGCTTCCCGCTAGCGCAGTCTATGGTTGTGCTTCGCGCTAGTCCCGTTTTGCGACGACTAGCGATTTACACATCCACCTGCCATGACCGCTTCCCTTCACTTGGTGTCGCGTCGGCCGAAACGCATCACCATCACCGTCTCGCACGCCGTTGCTGAGCACCTGCTCAGCCGCAGCGACGAGCAGGGCCGCTCCACCAGCAACCTCGCCGCGCATCTGCTGGAGGTGGCGCTAGACGCCATGCAGGGCGATCCACCGATTGAGAAGAAATGGCCACGCCAGGCCTGAGCCACCGGCCCCGCAAGGGGCCTTTTTTGTGGCGCAGTGCAGCAGTCCTGCTGCGGGTCGCAAGGGACTTGATAACTAGCGTGCAGCACCCTTGCATCACTGGCTAGCGACCGCTAGCTTCTGCGCACGCACCGGCAAACGCCGGTGAATACCGGCAAAACGCCGGGAAATGCCGATTAACACCGGGAAACACCGTGCCACGCATTGAGCTGCGGCTTTCACCAGAGCTGCATGACCACATTTTGAAATACAAGCCGAAAGCTCTGTCGGTGCCTGCGTTCTGCAGCCTGCTGATCGAGCAGTCGGCCTCCAAAACGCTTGACACGTCCATTACTCTGGGAGAACCGAGCGCAGCCGGGTCTCCCTCTAATTCTTATTCTTCTTCTATAGAAGAAGAATTAACAGCCAAAACCAATAAAACCAAGACGCGTGCGCGCGCGTGCGAGGCCGATCCCTACAAGGCCAAGGCGATCAGCGCCGATCTGGTGCCGGCTGACCTGCTCGATTGCCAGCAGCTGTTGCCCGAATGGTGGGCGGTCAAGAAGGGGGTGCGCTCAGAAGGCGTCTGGAGGCGCGTTTGCACCAAGTTGCGTGGGTGGACACCTGAGCAGCGGCGCGAGGCCCTTGAGCGGGCCATAGCGAGCGGCTGGGGCGATGTTTTCGAGCCACCTGCGGCTAGGGCTAACTCCGGGCAGTCGGGCGGCTACGTGGACTCGATCACCCGCGACCGCATTGAGCGCGAGAAGTTCCTCGCCATGTTCTCCACCGAGCAGGAGGCCGCATGATCACCGAACAGGAGTTCGCGGACGTGTTGCAGGCCTTGAGCCGCACGTTGCCACGCTTCAAGCCATGGGATTCGACGGCCATGGCCTTGGCCTGGATGACCTTCCCCGAGAAGGCCAAGCAGGAGCTGACCCGTGAGGTGTGGCTCTATGCCGCCGGCCAGCGCCGCCTTGATCCCAACCCACCAGAAGACGTACCACTGGACCTGCAGTTGCTCAACTACGTCTTCCGCAACGAGAACGGCCGCGCCAACGTCGAATGGGGGCTGAAGGCCGATCTGCCCGAGCGGATGCAGCGCCCGCATGTGTTCAACCCGCAGCCGGTGCCCGGCCAAGTGGTGCTGCCGCCTGAGCCGCCCGTCACCAACCCGTTGCTGCAGCAGGTGGCATGGTGACCCAGTTGGCTCTTGTGCTGCAAGGCGAAGCAGGCAAGGCGGACGGCATGGCCCGCGCCTGGGATAACGCCAACACCAGCTGGAAAGCTGCGGCCACCGCAGTGGTGCGACACTTGGCTGAAACCAAGCGTGAGTTCACAGCCGATTCCGTTTGGGCTGAGCTTGATGCGCTTGGGTTCACCACCCGTGAGCACCGCGCCATGGGTGCTGTGATGCGGGCAGCCGCCATGGACAACTTGATCCTCAAGACCGACCGAGTGGTGCCCACTACAAGGCCCTCAGCAAACCGCCGGCCGGTGGCCATTTGGAAATCCTTAATGCCTAGCGCTTGCTAGTGCTATCGCGCTGGCTAGTATCCAATTATCAGGAGCAGAGGCCGCGCCAACGGCCTCTATCCATGCTCCCGCCAGCAGGGATTGCGCCCCTAACTGCTGGTGTTCCCAGTCTGGCTGTCTTCGTTGCCGTTGACATAGGGCTGGGGCTCCTGGGGTGTTCCCTCATCATGCAAATTGAACTGTTCAACACTGATCGCTACGGCGTGATGGCGTTGCCATGGAAACGACGACTGAAAAGCCGTGGCCTACCTGCTCTCCAGAACCTTGTTCAGAACGAGAATATTTGGATTGGTGAGTTGTGTGCCATGGAAGATGAGGCGCACGAAGAAGGCTGCCCTGAGGCCTTTGATCTCTTTATCAATGATCTGGATCGGATTGGTCTGCCAGCTAAGCAGTTCCGTAGCTTGATGCCTGCTTGGCGATACAAGCAAAACCCTTTGACAGCAAGCAAGGTTGCGCACCTTCGTTTCCTCAGCCAAGTCAAAGGCAAGATGGATTCTGAGCAACTTGCCTTGCCATCAAGCAAGGTGATGGTCTCTACAGAACCTCGGACGCCCAACAGACTTGCAGCGCCTTTGAACTTTGAAGATCTTTCCCAAGGTGGACGGCTGACCCCGCATACCGCCGGCAAGATCGGTGAGGACAGCGTTGAAAATGTCTTAAAGCGCCTTGGTATCGCGCATCAACCACAGTTCATCGCGCCTTTTATTGGTTGGGGCAAGTCAAAGCAGTCGCGTGTTGACTTCAAGGTTGCAGCCTTTGATGATGAGCCATTGCACCGTGGCTTCTACATCGAAGTGAAATGGCGCAACCGTCAGATCAGCGCTGATGACAATCTGACGGCTCTTCTTCACAACATTGAGGCTTGGTACGACTTGCCGACTTTGGTGCTTTACGACGGTGAAGGTGCTGTGAAAGAGGCCTACGAAACGGTGAAGCACCAAATGGAGCAGAAGCGTCGCAAGCTGGTTGAAAAGCTCTTGGCTGTGATGACTTTCAATGAGTTTGTGCTTTGGGCTCAAACACAGCTTGGGCAACAAGCGATGGAGGTGGCATGACGACAGCAGAACTTGTCAACGTAGAGGTTGTAGCCGATAGTCCCTCCATCAGTGAGGAGTTTGATTACAACCTGATTGCAGACCCTCATGATCGTGATTGGGCCGAGTCGGCGGCTGGATTCATCACATTCGGATTGGGCCAGGCTGTAGTTGAGGTTCTTAAGGCAGGCAGCCTCCTCATAGAGGCAAAGCAACGGCTTGCCCACGGCGAGTATCTGCCTTGGGTAGAGCGGGCCTGTGGCCTGAAACGAAACCACGCCAGCCAACTGGTCAAGGCGGCTGAATGGGCAAATGTTCAACATGTTGAACATCTACACCAGATTACAGACACTGCAACGCTCTTTCTTCTATCGGCCGATGCCACCCCAGAGGACGTGCGACAGTGGGCCTTAGAGCGCTGCGCTGCAGGGCAGCCTCCAAGCCGCAAAGAGGTTGCGGAACGTAAGCGGCAAGCACAGGGAAAGCCATCACGCACGCTTGTGCAGGAAGTTCTTTCGGCTCTCAAGCTCAGCCCTGAGGCCAGGGACTTGGCAGCAAAGGCTGAGCACATCAGCACAAGGCAGCTGCTTCAAGAACTCAACCTAGATGAGCTTCCAAAAGGTCGGGAGCATTCGACCTTTACGCACCTCTATTGCAAGAACGGCACAGGGTGGTGGAAGCTGCCGCAGAAGCCTGTTGTCCAGGTCCAAGCCCAGCAAGAACTGATTGTTGTGCCTAATTCACCTGCAGAAGAGCAGCACATCACAGTCGCAGATGCTGCAAACCTGATGGGTTTTCGTAGGGCTGCTCAGCTGGGCAACCGCTTGACACCCTCCAACATCAAGCGTCTGGGCTTTCCTAAAGGGAACGGCTACCAGGCCAGGCCATCAGCTGTGAAGTGCATGTGCTTTGTGAGGCCTTGGCCATGAAACCAGCCTTTGATCTCAGCAGCGTGCAGGCCCTGCTGCAGCGCGGCATCAATGCCGGCCATTGGACCCTTGAGCAGCTCGACCATCCATCACCGGACTACCAGCGCAACCTGATCGAAGCGCGCCGCTCCAGCTTCTTCTCCCCCACCTACGAACCACCGACCCCCTATGCCAACCCGCTCCGCGCCAGCAACACCGGCGAAGCCGTCCAACCGATCAGTCCCCGCGACTTCGATGTGGCTGCAGCCACTAGGGCTAACAAGGGACCAAGCCACGTGGACCTACCGCCTCTCCAATGGCCACCAGTTCCCCGTGTCCGTGACGAGCCTGATCTCAGCGGTGACCAAGACCCCCGAGCAACTGGCGGCGATCATGGCCACCAAGGCGACTTGGGAGCCACGGGGCAACACGATCCACAAGGCCCTGGAGGTGATGGCGCATCAGCGCTTCAACCCCAACCCACCGGCGAACCTGTCTCCAGCGCCCCATGGTGACTACGGCGCTTGGATTGAACCGCTCCTGGCCCACGAGCTGTGGGATCGCATCACGGTGATCGGCGCTGAGGTGATGGCCTACAGCCTGCGCCGCAACGTCGCCGGCACCGCCGATCTGGTGATCCGCTTCGCCGATGGCACCTACGGCATCGCCGATCTGAAAACCCAAAGCTCTGAGCGCTCCACCCCCTACGACACCCGCCCTCAGCTTGGTGCTGGTGTGGAGATGATCGGCGACCACTACAAGCTCCTCATCTCCCGCTGCCTCACGCTCTGGTCACGGCCCGGCAGCTTGGTGATCCAAACCCACGCCGCCGACGAGTGCCTGCAGGCCTGGCTGGATGTCTGCGAGCAGTACGCCGCACGCTTTCGGCCGTGGTGACTAGGGCTAGCAAGCAATGCGCGTCTTAGTCGCCTGCGAGTACAGCGGCCGAGTCCGCGATGCCTTCCGCCGCCACGGGCATGACGCGTGGAGCTGTGACCTGTTGCCCACAGAAGTGCCTGGCCCCCATTTCATGGCGCCGGTACAGCACGTCCTCCATCTGGGCTGGGATCTGATGGTGGCGCACCCGCCCTGCACGCACCTCGCCGTATCGGGCTCGCGTCATTTCCACCGCAAGCAACGCGAGCAGGCCGAGGCTCTCGACTTTGTGCCGCTGCTGATGGCTGCACCAATCCCTCGCTGGTGCATCGAAAACCCGGTGAGCGTGATCAGCTCAGCAATCAGGCCACCAGATCAGATCATCCAGCCATGGGAATACGGCCACGGTGAAGTCAAGGCCACCTGCCTATGGCTTAGCAACCTGCCCAAGCTCCGCCCTACTGAATGCGTGGACGGCCGTGAGGCACGGGTGCATCGGATGCCACCAGGCCCTGATCGCTGGAAAGAACGCAGCCGCACGTTCCAAGGCGTTGCTGATGCGATGGCGGCTCAGTGGGGGAGCGGCGCTCTGCCCGAGATTGCAGAACAGCTGCCGCTGATCAGCGCCCGCTAGTCCACCAGCGACCCATCCCGTGGCACTCTTATCCAGCCGGGATGGCCCGAATACAACACCCGCAAGGGGAATCAGGGCAGGAGCATGCGGCTCCATCGGAATCCCGGCACCCAATCGCTAGTCACCCTTGACGCCTAGCGTTGGCTAGCCTATTCTCGTGATCACGGGGGCGACCCCACCGCACAACCACCCATGAACCCTCTCTGCACGGTTCTCCCAGACCTCCCCTCCTCCACCACGGATTGGGCTGAGCGCTATCTCTTCAACAGCGCCATCCTGTCCGACTACTGCCACGAGGAAGAACTCGACGATATGCACGCCACCTTCATGGCGGCCGGCATCCCCTACACCGTCCAGTTCCGCCCCGGCACCCCCGAACCCGAGCCCTACGACTGGGCAGACGAATGCCTCAGCGCATCAGATCGCAACTCCTTCGCTTGCTTCCAATGACTAGCGCTAACGAGCGGCAGCTCGCTTTCCTGCTGGAGCAAGCCGTCACCAACGACATCCACGAAGAAGACGCCGCCGACTTCCTCGACGACCACGGCATCCCCTGCTTCTCCCACAACCGTCAAACCCTCATCACCCTCGCCTACCGCAACGGCTGGAGACCAACCCCATGACCTCCCCCTCTCTCCCTCCCTTCATCACCCGCAGCACACGCCGCACCTACTCCCGCACCGCACCCCTGCCCGCCGTGCCCTCCCGTCCGCATCGCAAACCCTCCAAACCACACTCCTTCCTTGAACGTCATGGCGATCTCATCACCTTCCTCTGGACTTGCATCCTCATCGCAGCCCTCGTCTACACCGCCTTCTCTTGAACCGCTGCTAGAAGAACTCACCAACCTGTCCATCAGTGAGAAAGCAATCCAAGCCCGACGGCAAGAACTCCTTGACGCATTGGATCAACTGGTGGAAGCGGGTGAAGCAGAGGAGCAACTCGCGTGGAACGACTGCAAGATCACGCGCCGCTTTCGCAAGTCCTACACCTATCCCGCTCACATCCTTGAGCAACGCGAGCAGCTCAAGGCATCAGAACGACTATCACTCGCCTTGGGCGAGGCCACGGTAACCATGAAACACTTCTGGGAAGTCCGCACCTCGTAGTCATTACCACTTCAATGGCTAAAAATCACTGCGCCGATTGCGGCACCACTATCGGTGAAGACGCCGGCCCCCCAGACGGCTGGCAGTTAGAGGACGGTCGAACTGTATGCCACGCCTGCTGCGTTGCTGACTTCAAGCAACTCGTAGCTGAGGTATTACGCGACCAAACCTTGTAGTCACCTTCACTAATCACCCCCACCAATGCCCACCAAGCTCAAAGCCTCCACCCTCCCCGTCACCCTTACCGCCTACCAGCGCGCCATTGACGCCGCTGCTCGCACCGTCTCCGGCATCCCCCGCTGTCAGCTCGAAGCCATCGTCGCTGCTGCCATCACCGCCATTGGCAAACCAACAGATGACAACCAAGCGGCCTGAATACCAACCCTGTCGCCTTGTCTCCCTCTGCGGTCAGTTCCTCACCGTCAATGGCACCTTCTCCGCAGACCCTGCCCGCGCCCTCACCGCCGAGCGCTGGT